TAAATTGTTGTGTCTTGATCTGGCGCTCGCCTTCACGTACGGCAATGGCTAAGCCCTTGCGGTCTACGTTAGCATACACCGTGATGCCTTGATTCTCGCGAGCATTGAATGGCGCTGCGCTACCGGCTGCGCCTGTGGTAAGTGGCCCGAAGCGCATGGCGCCTGATGGATTAAACGCGCTGCCGATCATACCCATTGGCATAGCTGGCCCCATGTTGGCCGTTGGTACAGATGACCCGCCCGATGTTGAACCAGGCTGCGTCGCTATCATCTTACGTACGTTAGCATAACCTGCTGCAAGGATGGCAGCCGATTGGGCAAGCTTAACGAAAATGTTACCTGGTGATCGCATTACATTAACGGCTGCTGCGAGCGTGTCTATAATGGCCGTTGATACGGCTATCTTTTTATTCTCTTGAAATAGGCTATTGGCTATTTCCGTCCCTGCTTTGGCGATCTTCATCATATTGCCAATGCGATCATCCTGATTCTGCCGTGCTATTTGACTAGTAGTATCGGCTACTTCTCTGGCATATTTAATTTCTATCTGCGCTTTGGCCTTTGCAGATGCTTCAGCATAATCCAAACCAGCATCAACAAACCTAGCAGTTAAATTAAATATATCCTGCTGCATCCGAAGCTCTAACGCCATTAATAGATCGCCTCGTTTATTTGCAGCTTCTATACGCTGCTGAGTCATGTCATTTTGAAAATCGCGCTCTATATCAAATAACTTTACATTGTTTTCAAATTGTTTCCATGAATCTCCAATTTTTATATTTTCATAGTCAAAAAATGCAGCATTTTGTTTATCGTACTCATCGTTTAATGCTGCATAAGCTGCTTTAAGTTCTTCTGCTAACTTTTTTTCTTCTGATAATTTTTCGTTTCGTCTTTGTTGTGCTTCTTGTGCTCTTTCAGCTGCCTCATCTTGCTCACCTTGTATTTCCTTAAGTAATTTATTACGAAGCTTTTGAACTGATGTTAATTTTTCTTCGGCTTCTTTTAAGGCATTAATACCAGCCGCTTGTTGCTTTTGAAGTTCAACAATTTGTTCATCAGTCGAACTTGTTAAATTAAGTTTATCCTCAAGTAATTTATTGCTTCGTTGTATGCGAAGAAACTCTTCTGTTGCTCTATCTTCTTCAATGTCAGCAGCTTTATTAACAGCTGCTATGCGTTCATTTATAGACTTAGTTGTATCTCGTGCTATTTTAATCGCTCTTGCAAATTCTAGATTCGCTTTTGCCTGCGATATTTCAAACTCACCTAAAGCATCATCATGTCTATCTACTGCTTTAGTAAGTTCAACCTGTAAACGTATGGTTTCTCTTAACGTTCGTTGATTCTGCTCTTGCCCAGTGATAAAATTATACACGGCATCCGTAACATAAGCCATCGCCGTGCCTACAGCTTCGGTAATAATCTGAAGCTTTTCCATTACGGGGTTAAGCTTCATTATCTGGTTAATAAGAAAGCCTACCGCAGCAACGAATATACCTATCGGATTGGCTAGCAATGCTCTTCCAAAAGCCATAAAACTATTAGAAGCATTACCTACAGCGCCTGGTAATTCTCCAATAGCGCTAGTAATTCCACCCATTATCTTTGGATAATTACCAACATTGCGCTGGTGATTGCCCATCGATGCATCAAACTTCTTTAATGCATCGTTATTTTTAGTATACTCTGCTTGTAACTGGGCTAGTTTCCCTGTCGTATCGCTAAGAGGTAGCTTACGCATAGCCTCGCTCAGGGCTTTATTACGTGCTACTAGTCCATCATATGTGTTGAGACTTGCTTGCTGCGCCTTCTCGTTGTTTATTACATCCGTACGTAGCTTCTTATACTCATCCTGCTTTTTGCGTAACGTTATATTAGTGCGCTCACTTGCCTTGTCATAAGTCTCTTGACTTATCTTACCCTCTTTAAACTGCTGATTTAAATCAGCTTGTTGCGCTTTAAGTGCCTCAATTTCTTTATTAAACTTTACTAATGTACTAAGCGCATCCGGTGGTATTAACGTATCTAAAGAAGCCTGACCATCTATCTCAAATCCTACGCGATATATTAATTGGTCTTCATTCATTTCTTTAGATCCACAAATTCATAACACACTTTAGATACATACGCCTGCGCTATCTGGTCGGCTCTGGTGTCCCATATCTGCTCAGCTCTAATCGGGTCAAAGCCTGCTAGGATATAGCTGAAATACCTAAAGCTGCCGACCTTGTTAGACCAGATGATCTTGAAACCATTCTGAACACCGGCTTGTTGACTACTAAAGTTCTGAGCGAAGCCCATGTACTCCTCGGCTTTATTTAGAGATAAAGCCGCGTCATCAAAAAAAAATCCTCGGTGTCCTTTAAGATAGGGTATTCAAAGTCATCCGCCTCGAAAAAGTCAAGACCTAATGGACGCTCAGGTTCCCACAATATCTCCGCTTTGGCCTTCCAGAACTCAGCCTTTTTTTTACGTGGCATTTGCTCCCATGTAAGGTTGTTATGCTCAGTAACGTAAGCGTTGATATCGGTGTTGACCTGATCCAAAAGTGAACGGCGTTTCTCAGTGTACGGGAGGAGGCGTACAATGACGCCATTCACTTTGGTCTTCTTTTCAAACATCATAGTTTATGTAGTTGTCGTGATAAGGTCGGCGTTCGTTGCGCGCTTTTGTGCGGTCAGCTTGATACCTGTACGGTTGCCATCAAATACACGATGCGCCGTTACGTAGACATTTAACACGTTGATTGTTTGGCTACCTGTAGCACCAATAAAGCACAGCGAAGCAAGTACCGGCGTAGCTGCTGTATTGCTGTACACATTGGTATCATTCAATAGCGTGCTGTTGAAGCTGATAACTTCGGCGGTAACGTCGAATGCGCTGGGTAGTTGCTGATTGTTGTCTAACGTGTCCATGACTGGAGTGATCGCAATCGATGCGCTGTCAGTTACCATTAATGGATACTGCACCACGCCCGTGCCACTACCACCACCAACACCAACGGCCGTAAAAACAAGAGGTTTCGTTATCGACATTTATCTATTTTCTAGGAAGGTTTGTGTTTTGCTTTTTACTGTAGTCACGTTGCGCCAAAAAGCTAAGGGTACAAGTGACATATTTCGTGTTTCGTGTGATCCCATTCTGCGTGTTGTACGCAAAATAATATAAATAACTGTTGGTCAAGTTGGCAATGTTCACCTGATTGACCCAGTCAATGATCATATCCTTTAGATCAAGCAAACGCAGCTCAGCATCTTGGGCGTTATCGTTCATATAAGCCTTGACAACGGATATATCTATCCCGTATGTCGTCTGCATAAGATCGTTACGCCATACATCAACGCGTGTAAGTGGCTGTTCTGTAACTTCGTATATCGCAACGCGTGCGTCTCTAATGTCATTACGCTGTTCTACGTCCTGCAAATTTTGCCGGTAACGCTCATACACAACGTAAGGCTGGTTTAGATATGCCTCGATATTATCGGCAATTTTATTGAGAATATCTCTACTGATTGCCACGCAGCACCTCGCCTACTAGTCGTTCGGTCATCTGTCGTATCTCAGCAGGTATGCTTTCATCCGTTTTCGGGAAGATGGAACGCATACGTAGGCCAGCCTTGCGGTATTGAATGCCATCGTGGTGGTACTTAAAAATCTTGCCTTTGTTACCATCTTGGAAGCGTATCGTTGAACCTTGCTGTGCCGTTGTTTCGATACGCGTATTCTCGATGCTTTTGGTCTTATATCGCAACGTCACGGGCGATTCATTAAGTCCTGCGCGGCGTCGCACCTTCTTATAGCTATCTACGTACGTATCGTCGTAGCGATCGTTACCAAAGCCTCTTCCGCTTAACGTGTTATCTTTCATTGCTGCGTCAATAGCCTCAGCGACTCTCGGGGCTACTATTGTATTAAGTTTGTCTAATCTAGCTTGCAATTTTTCAGCGACATAGATACGCAGTTGATCCGGATTAGTAATCACTTTCATATTGCGTATCGGATAAATGGCGTTAATAAGTTACGCGCCTCAACGCTTAGGCCGTTAATGATAACGCGTCCAGGTGCGTTCGGATCTTGACGATTTTTGTACTGCAACATCAACTCTTGAATGATGCCCATACGTATCGATGCTGGGCAGTTGCCTACTGTGTATCCGCTCTCGTATGTTACGATTAGATACGCATCCAATCCGGATACTATTTCTAGCCACTTAAGCTCAGTGCCGTGAACGTAATAATCGCTATTAGCTACAAGTGTCGTGTTTTCGTTGTCGACCGTCTGCGATACTACGCTTGTGACTGCCCCATGAATGCCATAAGGTATATACACCATCGGCGCTGGTCGTGCGTAGATAGAGCGCCGTGTGCGTCGGTAAGTATCTCTACCGATATATCGTTCTACCTGTTCGGTCGTTGCCTCAAGTAGCATCTGAATGTACGCATCGTGTGCGTTCGTATTTACTGGCAAAATCTCCTTAGCCTGTTGAACGGTCACGGCGTACTCGCGTGGGTCATCCGTGATCGTGGTCTCCATCGGTGTCGTATTAAGTGTATACGATCCCGTTATACTTGTGAGACCTCGGCTTATAAATCCTTGTCGGCCATACGGATAATTCATTGACGTACTTTCTTTTCCTTAGGCGTGTTTACTTTCATCTTGTCAGGGATCGTTGCTGGCTTGTTTGTAAAGACGGCTGATCCTTCATTGACAAAGTTTCGGAACGCTAGTCGCTCCTGAGCATGCGTTGCTTCGTACACGATGTTAGGAAGGTAAACGCGGACATTCTTGCCGTCGTAACTGGCTTTAGTGATCTGATAAAATATGACTTTATTCATGTAGCCAAGATACGAAAGTTTAAATAAAGGGATAGGCCGAAACCTATCCCCTTAATTATTTAGGTCGTTGGAGCTTCGTTCGGAAAGCCCAATACACCTACCACACTTACATTGACATTCGATGTGATCGATGTCGCATTTGTCTTGTACACCTCTGGGAATACATAGCGCTTCGTCGGACGAATACTGAAATAAGCCACGCTATTGGTATCCGTTAGGTTCTCGCTCTTAATTAAATTAGCTGCGCTGAGACGCGTAGCGTTCTGAACGTTGGTATCGTCGCCTTCGCGGAAAGCAAGCGTGAGCGCATTGCCTACGTTGATAGCTCCGGTAGCGTCGCCTTTGAGTCCACCAATTAAAGCAACACCGATGCCACTATAACCTTTGGTATCAATAGCTACGCCGTTAGCGTTTGCGTTCGTTGTGCCACCTGTGCCGAATAGGCTGAAGGACACGTTCGATTGTTGGCCAAAATCAAATAACATAGTTAGCTCCTTAAGATGCAGTGATTGTTAATTGTGCAATGGCCTCATCACGTACGACGGCGCCGCCAAAGCGGGACATGACGTACAAATTAGTTACGAAGCTAGATGCTTCGCTGAACTGATCACGGATTACGTAGAAGTCAGTATGACGTGCGACGGTGTAGCCGTAGGCAAAGTCACCGTAAAGGATTGGCACTTGGCCAGCCGTAAACGTTCCGGTCACGCTACCGGCAAGGTCTGGAGCTTCGTAAACCGCAGCGCCTAACAGACGGCTTGGGTATCCAGCTTGGAATGATGGCTCCCATAAGTAGGCAAGTCCGTTGGTGCTGGATAGCACTAACTGACGGATAGCAGCAAGGGTCAAGCGGTTAGCCATCCATGCGCTATTGGCTTGGTAGTAGTCTTTAAGCTGAGCTTGTAGACGGATCAGCATATCACTCGTAAGCGTTAACGCTGTACTATTGAAATTGGTCACGTTGCCAACAAGGCCGGTAGGCTTCTTAACACCGTTACCGCTGATGAATGCAGTACCAAGTGACTTCTCAAATTGCTCGCGGATGCTGGAGTTAATCTCAGCTTCCAGATCGTAGGCGGCGTCTTGCTCTTGCTCGATCGTCCACGCTACACGTGCAGCGATCTTGTGGACAGGAATGTCCACGTATCCAAAAGTGTCTTTTACTTTGTTAGATGCTGTATCTTCATCTAACCAGGTAGCAGTTAAAGAATCGTTACGCTGTGCTTGCTTGTAGCTAGGGGCAGATGTTTCAACCACTTTGGCTACCTGAAGCACAGGAGAGAACTCCACGATCTGCTTGTTGATGTCAGTCGACATCTCGGCAGGTAACAGCAATGCACCGGCAGCAGCTAAGTCGAAGCGAACTAAGTTATCGCTTTTGATTTCACCGGATACGCGTCGGCCTACCTTGACATCACGCATTGACTCTAAGCTACCAAGTCCACCTTTGGCAAATAAGCCAAAGGCCTTCTTAAAGTTGGCGCGGTCTTCGCTATTTGTTTTGGTCTCTGGCGTCTTCACGCTCTTAAGACCTAGCTCGATAGCGTCTAAACGCTCGTTAATCTTACGGCTTTGCTCTTGATTTTTGTTGATGACAGCGTCTTTGAGCTCGGCTGCAAGATTACGAAACTCGCTTTTTGGGTCTAGTTTCATAATTATAAGTTTTTAAATTCATTGATTAGGTTCTTTATGTCGCCAAGCAGTGACGTATAGTCGTCTGCCGTGCGCTTAACTGGCCGTACAGGCCGCGTTATTGTCTTCTGCCATAGCGCTTGTTTAATCTTGGACTTGCTTTTTCGCGACTTAGCAGCCATGATTTGCGCCTCCGTGTTCATTGGGAACGGTGTAATGCTTACTTCGTGGAGCGCGACTTCCTTGAGTAAGCGTGTACCATCCTCTCCAGGCATGCTCTTAATCGTATCGTAGCCAATGGATAAGCCCATCTTAGCGCCACGATCCAACATAAATTTGATTTTCTTATAGGCTGCGTTGACCTCTGGATCTTCAAGGGGCATCTCGGCCTTCATGTACAGGCCTTTGTCCTGATCCTCAAGCATGGCCACTCCGGCAACGTCGCGGGTATTGTAGCCATGATCCAAAAGTAAAGGCACAATACCTTGCTTGTGCAGCAGCGTTTGTTTAAATGCACCCTTTTCAACTATGTCACCCCCTAAATCGGTATTGCCGTATGTGGATGCGAATCCTTCGATGATACCTACCTTGCCATCATCGCTGACTTCCATATCCATCTTGACGGATTTCATTTTGGCAACGATGCGGGACTTAGGAAGCTCTGCTTCTTCTAATGGGTCAATCTTGCTCAGCGTGCTAAAGCGATGACCAACGACAACGCCACTAGATCGCCATCCACCTTCACCGCGCTCATATACTTCAATAAGTGCGGCCGGATCTTCGGCAGTAGCTTCAACCGTGAACTCACTATCGGGTACGTTTAATGATCCTTCGGTTGCGATCTGTATCACTTTGCCCTGCGCTTCACCCCCTGCCGATTCCCACTTGACAAAGTCGCCATCGGTAAGATCACCAGGTGCAGCTTTTTTTTCGTCGTCGGGTAGCACGTCGGCATTTAGTTCAATTTCTACTTCCGTTCCTTGTTCGCTGTCGTCTTCG